CCAGCGTGGCACTTTGGCGCACAATCACGCGGAATATGTCCTCAAGACGGCAGCAAAGCTGGCGCGACAGTCTGCGAACAAGCGAGGTAGCTGGAGGGCTGGAGATGACGGCCTGGAACGTGCCCCTAAAGGAATCACTAGCTGGGCGATCGAAAAAGCCATTCAAGGGGCTCCTAGGGTCTCCTGGAGCGCCTCTGGGTACGCCCGAGGTCTACGGTCTTGGATCGGAGAGAACGTAACGGCCATTCATGCCATCGAATTTTCCATTCATGACCCACGAGGTTGGGCTGGAACGGCTGACGCCCTTATCGATTTAGATGGCAAGCTCTGCATCGCTGATTGGAAGACCAGCGTTAACGCCCGTAGTGAAGAAATGTTGTCAAACTACATCTGCCAGACTGGAGCGTATTCTCTGGGATTGCAGCACCTGACTGGGCTGAAGCCTAAGTGTGGAGCGGTTGTAGTAGCCCGACGCAGTGGAGCACCTCAAGTTCGCTTGCTCAGTGAGTTAGAATTACGTGGGGCGGAGTGTCAATGGTTAGAGAGAATGCACCTTTATACGGCCCAGCAAGCCCTAAAGAACTAAGTAAGGCACTGGAATGTCTCTATACGGGACAGATGAACGTGGCTATACAAGCCAGGGCATTAAGGATGTCCCTGGAACGTTTGAAGCAGTTGTTCAACGCCTACGTGGCAGAACGCCCCATCGATATCAACGATGAGGACATATATGCCGCTGATCTACAGATGACCTGGCCTTTTGCTTAGGACTGGAACGTCAGTACCCCATCAGGCGTAAATCTTCCTGGTGGTTCTTATCTTGTTTACCGGGCATAAACTCACCTCCACCTAAAAGCCATCTATCAAGGGGTAAACCATGGCAACCCCAAGCATTGAGGTGCCCTGGTCCGTATTTTCTCCTGGCACGTTTTACGGCTTCATCTAACGAAGTTGCGAGAGTCTTACAGCACTTGATGCTTTCAACACTGCTTAACTCTGGATCGTCCATTACATAAGTGAGACTCACAATTCTCACCTCGTCTGGTTCCCAATTAGGGAACTTCATTTGTTGGAGCGTTCGTGCTTCGTTCATTTTTCTGAATACAAATAGGTGTGCAGTCTGTTGTGTAGCTTTTCAATCATTTTGTATTTGACACAATCAGACTGTTTAATCTTTTCAAAGAAGCCCATCTCCATAAATAAGGAATCATGGATGGTCTCTAGCTCTCTGAACGTGAAATCGATGCTGGGGTTTTTCATGTTGGAACGTAAGTGAGACAAAATCTCAAGCTGTTTGAGACAACTGTTTCAACCCACCCATACGGGCGAGTCTTTCGTATTCACGCACTAAGCGGGCATAGTCTTGAACGTTTCCGCCTTTAAAGGCAGTGATTAACAGTTGGCGCGTCATTCTCATTAACGCGTCGCGGTCTTCGTAGCTAATCCCTGGAACGGAATCCGCATCGATTCCCGCATCTTCTGCGAAGCGTTGAATATCGGCTGATTCGCAGTCCCGATACGCTGTCGCTCTGCTCAACCCGTAATCACGTTGGAGCGTTGCGGCTACGTCGGCCCGTTTAAGGCCCATATCCAGAAGTCGCTTTGCTTCTTCTAGTTGTGCGTCCCTTTCTTGATTGGTGCGCTTCATTCTGCGATCTCCCACTGAACGTCGTCTAGGTAAACCGTGACGTTGGCAACGCAATGAGCTGGACCGTATTGGGCAGGCTCTGCAATGTCTGGCGGATAAAGGATTGCTGGGGCGGTTTGCACCATGTCGGCAACGATGGCGTGGATCCGCAGTTCAATGTCTTCCGGGTGGTCCGATTTGCTTACAACCTCCACGTTTTCGATTCTGAGAATGTCCTGGTCCATCGGTTGAATCCGTTGGTTACTCTGCTACAGTAGCATCAGTTCAACCAACACCGCAACACATGTCACGCATCACCGTTAAGAACGTCGAAGCCAGTCTTTACCTGTTCAACAGGGAACTAGGCTTTCCAACTGAATACTCCGTTGATGGCGTCAGGCAGCAGGGACACGTCTTCCTGCAGCAGCAGAACGGATATAACAACATCTATCAGCACGAAGGAGCAGGGGCCTCAGGCCTGGCCTATGGGTTGACCTTGCGCCAGGCTTACGAGTGGATCAGCGCTGCGATGCAGGGCATCCGGATGGCCAAGGGCGTTGATACTTCACGCTAATCAGCGTGAGATTGACATTAAAAAGGCCCCTAATTGGGGCCTGTTGTGTTGTCAGAATCAGATCGCTTGCCATTGGTTAATACTCCACGAATAGTGGTCGATATTTTGCCATACTCGGTCGCTTTTTGTTGTGTTGGTACGTTTCCGAGCCAGCATCTTTTCGCCTCGTTTGGAATACAGAACTGAGGCGCCGATCAAGTGACAAGCCAGGGCGTTAATCCGGCTGAAGGTGGTTCGACTGTGCCATAAGTAGCCGTTTGAATAGATACTAAATAGGAAGCATTGACCGGAAGCCGACCACGTCACAGACGCAATCTGGTTTCCGTGTAGGTCAATTGAAACAGCCCCGTTGTTGTTGGTTGTTACTTCAGTGTTGGAGCCAATGCGTTTGTATTGGTTCGGTTGACCTAGCAACTGGCTAACGGTTCTGATCATGTCCTTTTCGACTTTTCGCATGGTGTAAAAAATAAAAAGAAACCCCAGAGCGTGAACCCTGGGGCGTTTGATTAGACGAAAGAAGGAAGCTCGACGGGAAGCGTTTTCACTTTGTAGGTGAATCGGTCGCCGTCTAAGGCATTGCAGAGCCGAGCGAATAGCTCAGCCTGCTTTCTGGTGCGTGGCCTCCCACCGTAAGCGGGAACCCATCCGGCTCGGATGCCGGCCCAGCGTTGTACCTGGCTTCTCATTGTGCTACCTCCTGAGGCAGAGCTTTAGCTAGCTCGGTGGATAGCTTCCGTAGAAACTTGGCTGCTTCCTCGTCTTCCTTGCGATACCCGAGCTCATTGATGTAATTAAGCACTGCGCCACGTAGCACAGCATTAGTCAAACCCTCGAGCTCCAGCTTATCGTCGCTGTTGGTATCACGGATCGTTATCCGGCTGTCATCGCTGTACGAACTCGAGTAGAGATGCACAGCACAGGCAGCCAGACCGCGGAACGTTTGAACGGTTGAAACTTTCATTTTGTGGTAGGATGAAGTACAGTGTCTATTTCAAGCGCCGACACAGGCGATGTTTGTATGAAGTCGCCAGAAAGCTTGCGAGGCGCTGAGGCCGATCGGTTCGATCTGGTTACGTTGTGGGAAGTAGCTTTAACGCTCTCCTTCCTTGACTGTAGTGTAGCACATTATTGTCGTTAGAGGGGGAGGGGTAGCGATCTTAACAATTGCTAAAGGTACCCCCAGGGGACTTAAATAAATACTGCCAAACCTATCTACTGTGCTACCCAGGGGCAGGGGTCAAGAAACACACTTCTTATGTGCTACACCCCCAAAATAAAATAGACCCTAGATCTGGCGCTACATATTGCTATTGTGGCTGCAAAGGTTGTTTCCTAGTTATGGACGAAAACACCACCGAAGAGAAGGTAGTAAAAAGAATCGGTGGTCCAAAAAACCCGAAGGACATCCAAGAAGCTCGCATTCTTCGCCTATATCGCCGCCAATTAGAGGGTTTACCCGCTCTCCAACTGGTACTTGACCACGCAAGCAAAGAACAGGTGGGGCGTGCCACTGCATTCCGCGATTGGAAAGCAGTCCAAGTCCTAAATCGCGAAGATTTTGAGCGTGAACGCGAAGATATGGCCTCCAGAATATTTTCTATGCGCTCCCGCCTCTACAACTCCGCCATGAAACGAGGCCAAATGCAAACAGCCGCCAACGTCCTCGATTCCCTGGCACGTATGGTCGGCTGCGATCAAGTGGAAGAAAGTAGCACATTACCTGAAATCCACGTTAAGATCGAAAGACCCGAGTAAATAACACTTTTGGCGAAAACACTTGATATAAGCCTTCGCCCCGCCCAAGGCACTGTATTTAGCGCCAAAGAAAGATTTCGCATATTGGTAGCAGGCCGCCGTTTCGGCAAATCCTATCTTTCCTGCATCGAACTATTCACCAAAGCCCTGGAACGTCCCGGCGAAACCTACTTTTACTGCGCCCCGACATACCGAATGGCAAAGGATATTGCCTGGAAAACACTAAAAAAGACAATCCCAAAAGAATACATACGCTCCAAAAACGAAACTGACCTACGCCTAGATCTTGTAAACGATTCGACAATCGAACTAAAGGGCACAGAAAACGCAATGGCACTTCGTGGCCGATCTTTAGCGGGAGTAGTGTTAGACGAAGCCGCCTTCATGGAATCAGAAGTCTGGTTCGAGGTCATCCGCCCCGCTTTAGCGGACAAACAGGGCTGGGCACTTTTCATTTCAACCCCGGATGGAACGGCTAGCTGGTTCTACGACTTGTGGTGCTACTGCGAAGAAGACAAAACAGGCGATTGGATCCGTTGGTGCTACACAACAATCGAAGGTGGGAATGTTCCTGCCCATGAAGTTGAAGCAGCCAGAGCCCAACTTGACTCTCGTACGTTCCGCCAAGAATTTGAAGCCAGCTTCGAGAACCTTACGGGCCTCGTCGCCATAAGTTTCAGTGACGAAAACATATCTACCGAAGCCAAGGACATCAAAGTCTTACCACTACTACTTGGCGTTGACTTCAACGTTGACCCAATGAGTGGCATTTGCGCCGTAAAAGACAACGAAACGCTATACGTCTTTGACGAAATCATGCTGCGCGGTGGAGCGACAACCTGGGACTTCGCAGAAGAAGTAACTCGCCGCTATGGCGTGGACCGTCGCGTAATCGCGTGCCCCGACCCCACAGGTGGCGCAAGAAAAACTTCAGGCATCGGCGTAACAGACCACACAATTTTACGTCGCAGTGGCTTTAACGTTCAATCACCAAAAGCACCTTGGAAAATCCGGGACAAAATAACAGCAGTAAACACCGCATTATTTGACGCTGCTGGAACGCGAAGAACAGTAATTCACCCACGTTGCAAGCAGTTAATCAAAGATTTAAGGACGTTAACTTACACACCAAACACGGGTCTACCCAACAAAAACCTGGGAGTAGACCACGCATTCGACGCATTCGGCTATTTAGTTTTGCAACAATTCAATTTGGCAAAACCAGAAGCAATGGGCACTACGTCTTATCGGCTGTATTGAAGTAATTACTTAACGTGCTTCCACGTCCTGCCAACGATTGCGTTCCAGGCCACTTTTTGAGATACGTCCCAGACAAGACCGCATTCAAAAGAACTGTTGCCCTCAGCCGCGTACTTCCTCATTGCAATTACTTTGGCTTCTGTGAGCTTTGCTCTGGGGTTGTCTTCCCCTTTAAGGGATAAACATGGCAATTTGTCTGTGATAACTTCTGGCGACTTTTTGTCTGGGGGCTGTGTGGTCACAAAGTTGTGATCGCAGTCAGGGCACCTGCGATAGCGGCGTGTCTCTTCGGGGCTTTTGTTGTTCACGTTGGTAATACGGGTTTTGCCTCCGCATTTGGGGCACTTCAATGTGGCTGCTGACTGGGACGAAGGGCTAGAATAGGCCAAAGCCAAGCCTCGTCATGCCCCAAGGACCAGGAACTTACGGAAGCAAAAAGGGCCGTCCCTCCAAAAAGAAAAAGAAGGGTTTGTATGCCAACATTGCAGCTAAAAAGAAGCGAATTGCGGCTGGATCTGGTGAAAAGATGAGAAAACCAGGGGATCCTGGCGCACCAACAGCAAAAGATTTCAAAAAATCAGCGAAGACAGCTAAAAAGCCAAAACGTACAAAGAAATAATCGTGGTTTATGTGACCTGGCGGGTTAGAATCGTGGTATAGAACCTTTTACGCCCAGCCATGGCCA